ATATAAGTCATACAAATGCAGGCCCCGCTGCCCACTGCACTAAAGAATATCTTACACCCTTCTTAACTGGTTTTACGCAATGGTTTATATAAGAAGGAAACACAAGTGTATCTCCTGCTACAGCAGGTATGGTATGTTCCACAACTTGACCATCCTGTATAGTTTTAGTACAAAACTCCCCACCCTCATAGTCATCATTAAGAATTACACTACAAGACATTTTACGGATAGTGTTTATTAAATCAGGATGATTAGTAAAAGCCAGCTCTCTTTCCTTCGGTAACTGAAAAGCAAACAACCTGCCCATATGAGCATCACTATCAATATGATAGTCATAGTGTTGTTTTTTAGCATAACGTGTGAATTGTACGGCCTCAAAACCGCTAAGCTTATAATCATAACCTGCCATATGATTTGCTATTCTAATTAAATTAAAAACATGCATAGTCAAGTCTATATCATCAGCTACAAAATGAACCCCAGAGTCTCTACGTTTTTTATCGTTGCTTTGTACATTTTTGTCAGCGGCGCTAGTCTGATGTGTTCCAGAGGTAGTTTTACTTTTATATTTCTCTATTATCCTTTGTCTATCCTCAAGCGGCGTAGAATTATGAATAACAAATACTGGGCTTTGGTTTTCTGGGTTTATATACATTTTATCTCCTTTTTCCTTGCCCCCGATATTTTTTAAAACTTCTTCTTTTATGTTTGTTCATTGAACTAAACTTAGGATTTCTCCCAATCGATGTACCATGCATAACAGCCTCGTGTTCATGATACGACTTCCACTTCTTAGCCACTCTTTAATACCTGATAATCACCTTCAATTAAAACTTTATTCTCTTCATAAATTTTCTTCATCTTGGCTTCTAATTGTTCTACTGATAAATCTTCTAGCTTTCCTGTCAACACCATTTTCTGTTCTATATAGAGTCCTGCTGCTTTTCCTCTTGCGACTTCTGCGTTTGCAGCTGCACTAAAAGCTCCCTTAGATAAAGCCTCTTCGCGTATGCGACCGAGTTCTGTGACATGTTTCTCAAAAGTAACTTCATACTTCCGCTGTATTTCAGACCTGATTTCTCCGATGTATCTGACAACCAGCGGGAATTTATTTGGGTTTCTAAGTTCGGATGCCCTAACATGCGCTGAACCCTCAGCATAACCAGCTTCCAAAGCACATTCAGTAGGTGTTTTACGTCCTTCATTGTATACTAATAACTCCGCGAACTTTTTTTGTTGTTCAGACAATCGTTTAGGTAAACCCATAATGTAAATATAAGTTAATTTACTTTCTTTTACAAGACCAAACCGGAACTAACTTTGTGCCTCTAAAATAAACATCTTCCTTGATCTTCATGTCTTCATACCACACCATGTCTGCTCCAGCCTTAAGAAGCCTTTCTCTTTCTGGCACCCACGCCTCATCATAAACTTTGGACATTCCTAGTTTAGAATGATTATAATCTGACTCATTAAATTTAAAGGTTCCTGTAACTAAACCATGATGATGCTTATTAACTGCTGACATATATGTACTGAAAAGCCATGCATCTTTGTCTTTTCTATCACAGATAATATATTTATCTGCCCCCTCTAATGGCTTATGTGTGTATAAATATTGATATTTAAAAATAATGTTTTCATCTGGTGGCAAAACATTCTCTATAGCTTCATATAGTATATTATACCCGGGAAGTTTTGAATGTAGATAACACAACATTAATGTACCCCCACATCTACCTGGGTTAACAATACATATTTTCATTTAAAATGTTGTTGACCACATGAAGAGCATGACCAGTAAAAATATTGCAATGTAAACTCTAGTTTCCAAGTACATCTTCTGTTAAGATCTTAACAATTCTTTTTCTCCCCATATCCATCTCTACCTCAGCCTCTACCTGTATACATTTCATAAATATACCTTCTTGATCGGGGCCTATATTCTGTGTAGCGACACGTTTGGTCTTAAGACAATCGTGCATTCCCTCAGTTGGCACTGTCTCTATTAAATTTCCGTTTAAAATTAATAATACTACAAATAATGTTTCAGTTATCATTAGTGTGATATTCCGTTCGATCTAAGTTTATCCAAAAGTTGTTCTACATCTATCAGTCTCTCTTCAATAAAAGAAATAGTCATATCATTTTTTGAAACTCCACTTTGTACTTCAGGTAATTCATTAGTAACAAAAGTACGAAGTTCCTCCTGGGTTTTGCTAAGCCATTCCACCAACATGTAAAGCTCATTTATCTGTGGGCTTACCATGGTTCCTTTGGGGACACCAGAAATAAATTCGTTTGCTGCTTCCATGTCCTGCGCCATTAGTTGTTGTGTAGTTTCCAACTGATTTAAGCGCTCAACAATCCCAAAATAGCTCATGGTTCCTATCGCTGTGGCGGCCAAAATGGCCAAAAGGTTTTTGGCCGGCATGCTGATGTTCGTCGCTTCAGAGAGTTTCATTATTTATTTTTCTTTTTTTTCTTTTTTTTCTTTTTCTCAGGTCTTCCAACCTGAGAACCGTAAGTACCTGGACCTTCTGGCATAATTTATCTCCTAGTTTAATAATGGATTATTAGATTCCGCTTTTAATTCATTTATCTTTGCACCATTAAAATCAATTGCTGCACCGTTGATTGCAACATCTCCTTTAAGTGCTTCAAGTGCTGCTTCTACTGATCTTATTAAGTCCACTAAGTCATTATGATCAGCCGCTTGCATGTCTAGTAATTCTATAAAGTTTCCGTTCTGTGTTGAAGTTAATTCCTGAACATTACTATTTAGCTTTTCATTTAGTTCTTTTATGTCATCAGTGATTCCTGATAGATCTGTTGTTTCATAAGAAACATTTTCAACTGCGCTAAGTCTTGTGTTGAATTCTCCCCAGGCATAAAAACCACCACCAATGGCACCAACAACACCAATAAGTGCTGCATAAGAGCTGAGTTTATTAATTAGATCTGGCATCTAATAATCCTTTTAATTTAATATAAGCTGCATCAGTAACTGAGCGAGCTTCATTTAATTTAATCTGATACTGAACAACAGGATCAGTACCGGCTAAATTTGCCTGCGTATTATAAATAGTTTTACTATAGCTGTCTAGACTAGCTTGCATCATAAAAAAGGCAGGATCTCCACCAGGTAATTGTCTAGTGTCAAATAAAGCTGCATTCATGTTAAAATATGAGGACATATCTGGTTGAGTTGAAATCATTTCACGAGAAATAATCTCATTAACTACATCCAAAGTCACACTTACCCGTTGCATTTCATTGCTAATTTTACTTTGTATAACTTTCTCTATAGTAGCGATTTTAATGTCTAGATCTACCTTTGGTTTCTCTTCTGTGGTTGGAATGTCTTGAACGACTTCCCCTGATTCGACATCTCCTTCTGAAGGTCCTTCTTCAGGTGTGGTCTCGTCAAGTGGTTCTTCCTGTTCGGCAACATCTGTTGTCTCCTCCGGCTCGTCTGCAATAATGCTTTCGCTACTGGATTGCTCGTCAATCTCATTTGGCTCCTCCATTACTTCTTCTTCAGCCATGGCAACCTCAACTTCAGGCTCTTCCTCCACAGCCTCCTCTTCCACTATATACTCCTCTTCAAATTCTTCAACTAATTCATAAATATCTTCTTCGAAATACTCCTCTTCGAGATACTCCTCTTCAAAATACTCCTCCATAGTTGGCATATCATCAAAAGTTAATGTGTATTCTTCCTCGTAGTAGTCTTCGTTAAGCTCATAATCAAATTCTTCCAATTCAATCTCTGTGTCATACTCAACAAAATCAGGTTCGTAGTCATATTCGTATTCATCATAGTAGTTGTCGTCGTAGTACTCATCTTCAAAAAAAAAATCATCCGTTAAATAATAGGCAGCCTCTTCTTCAAAGTATTCTTCTTCCTCATAGAAGTAATCATCATTCCAATCATATTCATATTCGATATATTCTGTATTGATATAGGTGTCTTCATAAGAGTAATCCTCTTCAAAAATCTCATCTTCAAAAATCTCATCAATAGTATCTGTAACGTCTGCTATCTCCTCCTGTGCTGGGCATGTAGGTGGGTTTTTCTGATAGCAAAACACAACTGTAGAAACACTTTGTGAGGTTAATGCCAAATAATTTACAATAACTTCTGGGCGTACCACATCGACGCCGCTGTGGCCTCCGTTCCAGTTTCCTGCATTATCATCTACATCAAAATCAAATCGTGCTGTTAATGTGCCGTGAGTATTTTCCTCGTCTGGAGCAATAACAAGAGTGTTTTGATAATTATTAAATTGATAATTATGATTAGTTGTATCTTCTAGTAATAATACTTGTGTTGTAGATCCATTTGTATCAGTAGCTGTTTGTGTCATGGTAACGGTAGACTCCCACTGGTTCCACCATCTGATGTCTGCTTTAAAAGTAGAAGTTAGTCCTTCTTTCAATTCGTTCTCTGTTAATATACCTTGTGAATTAATTACTGACTCTGCATACTTTCCATCTTTGCCGGTGAGATATATAGACTCATTAATGTCTGATGAATCAGGGAACATGGAGCCTGTCCAGCTCCCATCAATCCAATCCTGACTAACTAGATTGTCTGTAACTGCTGTGCTGCCAGTTGTGTAAGTGGTGTGTGTTGTGGTATCTCCTGGATTAGGAGTATTTTCTTCTATAATTATGGTGTCTGCAAAACTAATTGTTGAGATTAATGACGTTACCGCTGCCATCAAGAATAACTTGCGCATTTGGGTTCCCCTCTAACTCTTCAATAATTTGGTCGTCTACCTGTTGCATATATCTAAGTGCTGCTACATACTCCTCGTAGTCCGGTCTTTGTTTGTCATATTTTTCCCATTCTTCTAGGGCAGAGTCACCAATTTTCCCCAAAAATGGACAAGGAGTCCCGGCGTGCATCATGCTTTGGAAAACCCTGTGGTCTTGACAAAGTATAGATACAGCGGCTACCTTCATATTGTAGTCGAAAAGTAGCTTTGAAAGCTTCATTCTTTCACAATTCATATCCCTCTTAGTGATGCCAATACTCGCACCAAGTCCAAACTTCTGTATCCCCCCGGAAACGCCAGTAGTGCACAAATCCTGACTCATTGAAGATATAGCAGGAGCTGAAGCAGAGGGTACTACTCTAGAGTCTCCAGTGTATGCATTGTTTGTTGTTGCGTTGTTTGTTGTGGTACTAGAAGTGGACCCGTCCTGATATTCTGTAACTGAGCTACTTGAATATCCACCAGTGATAGCAGTGTTTGATCCTGATTCATTAGTTTGGGTGTTGTCTGTTGCGCCTGCATCATTCACGTCGTTTGCTGACATAGCAGAATCCATCAATGCACTAATTCCAAATAATACACCGACAGTTACTACACTGATAATTAAAAGATTTTTAAACACGCTCCCCCCGGAATAGTTAATTATTTATACACTATCTTTATCTTTGTTCATATTATTTTTTATAAAATCTAGAAACCATGTATTATCTCTGAATAATCCGATTAGATAATTTGTCATTTGATTAACTACTATCTCTTCATCGTCCTCTTCTTTCAAACAAGATTTTGCTTGGTTGAGTCCAGACGAGTATACTATGGCGTGTAGGCATTCATGGAGCATCACGTTGCTGAGCTCTTGCCCACAAATATCTGGCTGGAGCTGTATAAGCCCCTCGCGCGCTTTGTACTGTCCGTAGCAATCAGTCATCTCGTCTGTTTTAAAATCAGGCTTTACATATTGAATCTCAATGTCTCTATATCCAACTTTAACAGAGGTAGGTAGTTTAGTGCTAACCTGTCTTAATACCTTTGGGTTCTTTGATTTTCTTGCTGATTTATACCGTACCATTGATATTTTAAAGTTAATTCCTCTCCTGTTTTTATTAATCTTTTTGCAACTAAAAAATGCTCACTTCCTACTTTTTCTCTAATGCAATTAGGGTCTTCTGAATGATTAATATACCCACCTAAAGGTGTTCGAATAATTTCGTCAAGACCTTCTATGTGGCTGCGGCCGACTACGTCTCCTCGTGAGATGTTTTTTATAGCAAAGATGCCATAACCGTGGATCTTGGACTTATTGAGTTCTACGTTGTCTGGGAGGGGTTTATACATTTAATACTTTTACACTATTAGTGGAGAAATGACCCATGCTCTTTTCTTTTTTAGTAGTTGAAAAACCCTCGCACGACACGTGTAGAAATTACCAGTGATTACCAGTGATTACCATAGGGTCGGTAACGATATTGCTTAATAAAATCATAGACTTAAGTACCATATTACCGAATTACCAGTGTTTTTTGAAAAAAATAAAAAAAAATAAAACAGCATGGGTCATTTCCCCACTATATGTAGAGATACTGTTGCATAAATGTCACAGTTTATAGATGAATATCACTAGAGCAGTATAGAAAAAATAAACCCCGGTCCCCGATACGTCAACCATTATGACCTTTCGGGTGGGGTACCCCAACCTCTCCTTGACAACACTCATCCACATTCTTGCCACATTTAGAGCACTGATAATGACCATGAACCTCGATCCGCGGTCCACGTTGCTTGCACCACGGACACTGCTGCCTTTCTCTTGTCTGCCTGAAAGACTCATTAAGACTAATGTCCCACAATTCGGTCTCTTTCTCCCAGTATTCATGAAACATTACAGAATCTTTCATACTTCTTTCCAGCTCGGCGGTGGTCGCTCAGCAACACACTGTATACCAAACTTCTTAAGCTTGCGGATTTCTCCCTCTATTTCTGCCTCTGAGTGCACTTCCCATAGATCGTGACTCATTTCCGGTCTGTGCTTCTCTAGGTATTGTTGACAGTTCTCCATAGTTGAGAATGCCAGGCCCCGATAGACCGAATAATGCGGATCCTCTACTCCAAAGTAGACGAGTGCGGCTAGTATGTAAAACACGATTATCCCCCATAAAACTGATCTAAACGCCTCAGAAACTCATGTTTGGCGTCTCTAAACTCCTTACCTTCTATCACAAATTGTTGATAATAGCCATCCTTAGAACACATCATTATAATTCCAAGTTCTATTGCTGTATCATATACCGCATCGTGGGCCATTCCGTACGCTGCCATTTGTAGGAAATAATCCCCGATCCACTCTCTTTGCTTAGGCTTATTCGTTTGTTTAAAATCAATTATAGCGAGCTTTCCATTATAAGATGCAATGAGATCACAACTACCCGCATAAAGACCAGGGTAGTATAGTACCGCTTCAATACCATAAACATTTGAACAGTCATTCAATCCTTTCTCCACGATTATCTCAGCCATTCTCTGTGCATCTTGGCCAATGGTAGTCAGGTCCAAGGACCGTGTACCGCGGATTAAATTTTCAAGATACTTATGCATCGCCGTACCACGGTTTGCTGCTTCGTCCCTAACGCGGTCTGCTTCTATTTCCCCAACTCGCCTTTTCCAATTTTCAAGGGCTTCTCTATCTCTCTTAGTCTTCGTTTGGCCAAGGACA